CCTTTTTTCGTGTTTGACGGTGTGTGTTATCGTCATGTGGATGCGCTTGAGGTGCAGTGCTTAGCGTATTACAGTCGTTGAGATTAGGGAATCTACGAAGAATTTCGTGGGTTCCCTTTTTTGTTTCCCGGCGTGTCGCATAACCAAGTAGTGTATTATGTAATTATCAACCAAGGAAAGGACAAAACAAAATGAACACCGAAACCAACTGCTTCAATGGATACACCATCAAGGCCACCACCAACGAAGACGGCACGGTAAACGTCGAAACATGGTGGAACGGTACCGAACATGCACAAGGCAAGTTCAACACCAGAAAAGAATACCTCAGGTGGCTCGCTAACAAGTTTGCGGGAATCGTCTGAGAATAGCCACCACGCCCCGCCCGCAAGGGCGGGGCACCAATTGAAAGGAATCAGCAATGAACAAAAACAACGGCTTCGTGGCAATACTCTTTCTTTTCGGAATCGTATTATCCGCGAACGAAAACATGAACTTCATTAATATTATCGGTGTCGCGTGCATGTTGGCGGCACTCTACACCTACCGCAAAGGAGCAAAGAAATGAACAAAGCAGTACAGGCCGGACTAGTCGCCGGGTATCTTAATACTTGCATCCAGACAACGGACGGTTTCGGCATGTCCTTAAAGAATGCGCGCAGAGCATGGTTAGACGCTCTCAACACAGTCGAAACGCAGTATGAAACGAAGGGGCAGAGACGCAAAGCACTGCAAGCCTTTAGTCTGCGTAATCTCGCTACATGTGGGTGGTGTCTCGCACCCTTCATCACTTTCCCAGTGTGGCTTCTCATGGCGAGGAAGACGGGTTTACGCGGCTATCTGACGGCAGTCAGCGTATGTGCGTTCACTCGACACATCGCTGAAATGTACTAAAAGGGGGATACGGTGAAATATAGGAACGTTGACGCTTACGATTATCGCGTGCAGTCTCATTATTCGGGAAACGGTGTCGTGTGGGTGGTGTATGAGAGGACTAGTGACGGTTGGGAGAAACGCAAACGTGGCTATGACAGGCGGATTGCCCAAGCGCGTGAGAGAGCGCACGCGGTTATCGCTCGGCTTGCCGAAGTGCGTTATGGTGCCGACTATCGCGTGTCCCGGTTGGTGCCATTGAAGTATCCGATGTGTTGGGGCGTATTTGTCGAACGTCGGCGTGTCTCATAACCAAGTGATGTATTATAAAACTATCAACCAACCAAGGAAAGGACAAACAAAATGGACACCGCAATCATCTACCTCAGCTATCGCATCTGCACACAACGTCTCGTAATAAAAGAAACCGGAGAAGTCTACGATTTCCACAGCGAAGCAGTGGAATTTAAAAACCAATTGGCAAACATGCGCAACATCCTCAAGCGCGACGAAGATTTCACGTTCGGCCGAGTCTGTCTTGTAGACGATTTCACATGGCATCAAGGATTAGACCAGTGCGCAGTCTACGAGGCAGAAATAAAATATCTTTAAACAACCGCCACGCCCGCAAGGGCGTGGCACCCAACTGAAAGGAATAAAACATGTATACAGTAAGATTCAACGGCGTCGATTATGTATGCGCCACATTCAGCCAAGCCGTAGCCACGGCAAGAAAAACAGTGGAACACGGAGATGTCGCAACCATTTTTGATGACGAAGGCGAACAAGTCGCATCATTTCAACCAAGGGAGGAAACAAAATGAAAAACATGCCAGAATTTATTGTGCATGTCAGCGTTGAACTAACTGACTCAATGATAGAGGAAAAACTGCGCTACACCAACAATAAGGGAAACAAAACCTACACGATTGGTGAAGCCGAAAATCTCAGCAAGAACAGCTACGCCATGTTAGGGGTTGCACTCGCGCAATTAGCAGAATTTTGTGCGAAGCAATCGGAGGAATAATGTTAGCGAAAGAGGGCAAACCAAAAGAGAAAAACCCAACCGAAGAAACCCGTCGTATAGTATTGGAACGTGACCACTACCGGTGTGTAAGATGCGGACGGGACGTGAGATACACGCCCTTCGGCTACTCCATCCACCACCGTAGACTACGCTCGCACCCCTACGCTGAAATGCATTCCAGTTCGAACCTCATAACCCTCTGCGGGTCAGGCACAACCGGTTGCCACGGTTGGGTGCATGCGAACGTGAAAGAAGCCGAACGACTGGGATTAATCGTTTCAGGGTTCGCACGACCTGAAAATATCCCAGTGCGAACGTGGGACGGGTTGAAAGACATTTAAAAAAGGAGAAGCCGCACGGTGAAAGGGAACCGTGCGGCTTCTCAATGACAGCACTAAAAGTCAATCGCCAAAACTTTCAGCACTTCACATTATACTAGGCTAACTCGTTTTCGTCAACAAACGTTTTCCCAAGCTTGCCGCCCATCACTTGATTGACAGCAGTGTAAACCGTCTGCGACACACCGACCACAGCGACAAGTAGAACACCCCACGTATAACCGTGGTTAAATCCACCTACCGCCGCGATAGCCAACATGCCCAGCACGACACTGACCGCGAGACTAAACAAGGCGGTCATGTTATCAGGAAGAATAGGTTTAACAACCTGCACGAACACAGGAGCAACCAAACCGACGATAGCAACCGCGATAGTCTCAGCCTGAGTAATACCCATAATTTACTCCAATCACCAATACAAGGTTTCGCCCGGATAAATCACATTAGGATTGCCTGAACGATAACCCTTAATCTGACTTGCATTAATCTTATATCGCGCCGCGATACCGCTCAACGTGTCACCAGACCGAACAGTGTAACGACGTGCTCCACCGGTGGAAACGCCAGACCCGCGACGACATACACGCTCACCAGCATAAATGATGTTCGGATTGCCGGAACGGTAGCCCGTCCACTCATTCCAACTCCCACCATAGCGTGATGCAATCGAACTCAACGTGTCACCAGACTGAACGTAAACGCATTGCGCAGACGATTGAGACGTACCACAGCCAAGACGATTATTAACAATCCTCATAACCGAATCATAATAACCGCCCAGCAAGGCGCGGCGTGTCGCCCCATTGCCATATTTCCCGGCAATCACATCATTTGCCATCTGATTCACATCACCGTTAGGGGTGGTGTTCGGTGTGTCATGATTCACCGTTGTAGTGGTGCCAGTATTAGCGAACGAATTAGGCACGCACCCACTACGCTCACCACAGGCAATACGTCCCCACGCGGTCTTATCCCCGAAGAACAAGTCAAGGTCAAGGAAACCATTATAGCCACTCAACATACCGTGAGACGTGTATTGCAACATGCCCTCACCGTCACTGCCAGCATTCCACGGCTGAGACTGATAGCCAGTGACGGCATTGCTCGCATACTGTGCCTTCCACAGCATGCAATGTTGGCGCACGTCTTGCGGAATCTGCCACACGGCGGACGCTTGCACATAAACCACAGGCCAGACACTAGTCCGGTCATGCACGCGATTAACCCACTGACGCACCCAACCGCCATTACCCCATGACGCGTTACGGTAGCTTTCCCAGTCCAATACGAGCATGGAACGGCCAACATACGAGCCGATAGTGTTAACGAAGTAGTCTGCTTCCGCAATAGCACTTCCACCATTCGCATAATGGTACAACCCATGAATCTTGCCAGTTTCGATAGCGCCAGTAATCTGGCTAACCCACGAAGTGTTAGTGAAGTCCACACCCTCGGTGGCCTTGACGATAGCGAAATCAGCAGGAATAGTGCGCGTGATGTTTGCGGGTTGCCATCCGCTCACGTCCACTCCATTCATGTTCGCCAACGCCACACTAGGCGAAAGCATAATAGTCGCACCCAACGCCAAACCGGCAACCGGCTTGACCATGCTCCGCTTAAACCGCTTATGTTTCGGTTTTTGTTTCATTTTTCCTCCCTACTGCTTGCGCAAGTACGAATCTTGTTAGTTATCTCAGTGCCCACACCATTACCACCTAAAGCATGGTAGGCGGTATAGACGCGTTCAACAGTTTCCTTGTCCGCAATTGGCACGAACCCGTTATGCTCCCGCTGTTCGTCAAACTGTTTCAGATTGCAGAACAAGAGTTCTTTCACACCATCGCGTAACGGGTTGCGTTTCGCATCGATTTTACTCAACACCCATTGCACGAGAATAGTCACCGTCTGACTGCCGAGGATGGCACATAATAATGCCGTCTCCATCAATGCTCCCAATCAATCGGGGGCATGTTGAAATCGTAAGTGATTTTCATTGTCTGCCTGCTGTTCTTCGTCACTGGTTTGTCCAAGCGGGCACGACTGAAATACTGGGTGCCAAGATACAATCCAGTATAAATGCCTTCATAAGCTAAAGCGAATCCGCCAATGAACGTCATGCATTGAAACTGTGACGCTGATTCCCAACGTGCGCGTGGTTTCAACACGTTAGCATTATCGTCAATATCATATACGCGACTACCGATTAGGACGCTGTTTTCCTCAGGCATGGCAGAAATATAATAATAACCACCATAATTGCCGGTGAAAGTTTTCTTAAGCTCGAACGAGGTTGAATATTCTCGTACCTCGGTTTGTGAAATAAAAATGAAAAACGAGTCACGAATCGCGGAGTAAGAAATCGCTCGACAATAATCTCCAATATTGTGCGTTGTCACGTCAGTCAGGTCAGACACCGGCGCACTGCAAATAGACCGACTGTTAACCCAATAAATAGAATGATTATACGCGGTTAAACCCGTATAGTCGTTTAATCCGGCGTTAGGGACTTGCACGGTTTGCCTATCCCACGTATCACCGTTAAGTCGTGTAATCCAATCATCCACGGTGAACACGGTAAGACTATCATTGCCCGGTGTGTAAATCTTGCCATCACAGTAAGTCACTGTCCACCTAACATTATAGGTCAAAAGGCGGTATCCAGCCTTATAGTTTGGATTATCTATGGATGGGCTACTATAAATGCTTTGGAAAGTGCCGTTACCTTGAGAGGTTGAAAAATCGAACACGAAACGTAACGAGTTCGCCTTGCGATATGATTCGTCTTGGTTGAAGCTACACTCGTTAGCATTATTCGAAACGTATTGATGATAACCGTAACTCAGTGGAGTGCCATGAATCACACGTTCCCGAGTGTTGACAGGCCCCGCGTAGTCGGTCAGGATAAACCCACTATTAAGCGCATACTGTGGAAAATTAGAATATTGCCAATACAAGTCCGTTCCATCATGCAACATCATGAACTGCGCGTTAGTATACTTGCGTAACGCGTCATAAACGAACGGGCTAACATAATTATCATGCTCAGCATGGTCTACAATCCGCCCGTCCTCCATCACATCAACCGACACGTGACCTTTCACGTGCGGCATGATATTCAACCGTTCCACTGACTCGTTCAAAATATTTTCCCTCACTTTCAAAGCGTCACCGTGACACTCACGTCGAGTTCCTTTACCATAATTTTAGTCGAACCAGTCAAACCAAGCGTACTCAAGTCGAACATTGTAGACCCGTCAACAACAGCAGACATTTCACGTTGACTCTTGTCCGGCAGGATAAGCGTAAACACGGTATCATCCTCGGCGTTAGTGATTGTGAGCGTCTTATCCTCAAGCCACACAATCGGATTAACAACGTCTTCAGTTTCACGCCATTCCGTCTTAAACCGTTCCACAGTTTCAGTAACAGTAGTGTCGTTGCGTTCCGGGAACATGATAGACGTCGTATCCTCAACGTTACGCCATTCGCGTTTAAAACGTTCCACAGCGTCAACCACACGCCGGTCAGGACGTTCGTTAGTGATACCACCATACGCGCCCTTAGCTGAAATATAAATTTGCGCGTCATTGATAGCGAGACTGCCAGAGCCACCATGCTTCAGATACAAGTCAAGGGTGGTTTGGTCGTTACTTGAAACGTTCGTAATCAGGAATGGAAGGCCGATAGTGACATACCCTTCCGCGCATGTTTGCATGATTCGCGGGCCAGCCTTTTCACCATTCAAAAGGAAATAGCCTTCGAGTAGCCCGGCAGTCGTGGTTTTGACAGTCAGACACAAATTGCATTCAAGCATAGTATCGGAATACACGTTAATACTCAAGGGGAGCACGCGCGTGGCCGTATCCACAAGCGTATATTCCGTGTCATTGAATGCTTGGAATACGCTAGCCTCCGTCGTTGACGTCGTATCGCCGGTAGTATCATCCGTCGCAATCGTAAAGGACGGTGGCACGTAATCCAAAGTCACACTATCATCATCATGCACGCTGGACGTGTGGATAACACTAACAGTTGTCAACACGCGCACGTCAAGCACATTATCCCAAACGTACGCTTGCTGACCCAAACGTAAATCGCTGATACCGTCAACAGCTGTCAAAGCATAAGATAGCGTAGGATATGCGGACACGGAAAGTTTCTTCCTCGCGTCATCCAGTAGATTCTGCACGACAGTGTAACGTTCGTCCTGCCATTCCTGCCGTTTCGTGAACCGGGCGCGTGCCTCGTTCTCAGTCATGCCAAGTGACGTGTACCATCCGAAATCCTCAACCAACTCACTGCCATGATTTACGTTTGCCACAGTCAATCCATTGGCTCCGATAGGATGCAATACCGTGCAGGTCGGCGGCGTCTCAGTCTTCTTAATGTTCGCCATGTTGACGTCATAATTAAACACGACACCGGAAGGTGTTAAATCCCGTTTGATAAACGAGACTTTACGCTGGGCGGAATCGAAAGACAATACTTGATTAGACTGGTTAGCCAACCAACTAAGCAACTCCGTAACCTTCTTGCCTTGAAGGTCGGCGTAAATCGTGCGCGTATCGTCCTCAATCGTGCCAACCGTCCACAACGTGTTAGACAACAATTGCGTGACTGCCGCACTCAACTTGGCTTTCTCAACTTGGAATGACTCAACCTCGATTGAAGCCATTTCAGCCTGCGCTTCATCCGCGACAATTTCACACGTCTCCGTATCCCGCGTGCGGTTCACTTCGTTAATGACGAACCGACGGTGTTGGAACAACAGTTCCATGTCACCAACAACGTCGGTGGCTTCGTCAGTGCCAACGGTGACGGTGAGCTGGTTAGTGGAGTCGGAACGCTGGTCAAACGTCCATTCCGCGCGCGGGCTGAGCGTACGGAGTTCATGCCCCTGCAAACCCACAAGGGTAATAGTGTCTTCTGCCAGCATCACAGCCACCTCGCAGTATACGAACCATTGCCACCGCATTCAGGGTAGAACCTAATCGTGTTCCCAGTCTGCTTCAATTTCGGGAACGTGCCGGACGTTTCCAATACTGTGAGTTTGTTATTGACGGTGACAGTGCGTGTCTCGCTGTTGACCACTATCACGTCACCTTGAGCGACTTGCATATCCAAGGTGAGCACGTTTCCGTTAATATTCATGCTGAAATTGTTGGCGGACTTGTTCACGACCAGATTCAACACCGGTTCCACATTGTAATTGGTGTGCAACGTGTCAGTCGGGAGCGTGTCGAAATCAATGTCATACACGGCACCATGACGGAACGGGTTAGGACATGTGAACGTGATAGTACCACTCGCGTAGGTCTCATGCTCTTCCAAGTCAATCGCACTAACGATAGCCTGATACGTGCCCTCTTGGTCACTGAAAGTGAGACTAACGGGCACGTCGGTTGCCAACACGCTCATAAGCTTAGACGCGTAAGATGGCATCATCTGAAAACAATAGCCGATAACGGTTACTTCCACTTTGATATCACGCGCGGGATAACGATTGCCTACGAATCGGCTACCATGCGCACCCTTATACGCTACCGTGGTTACGTCCGGGCTTACGAACTCACGGCCAGTCACGTTACCGACATAAAGCACAGTGTCAGGTAGGACAGTCGCCAAATCAGTGTTATTGAAAACGATTCTCAATTTCACACCCTCTTCAAGTCACGACGTTGCAAACGGTTCAATTCCTGAGCAATCAGACGAATATCATTATCAGAACGCACCTGCATTTTCTCAATCACAATATTAGTGTACGGCAATGCGGACGTGACACCACTCGAAGAAGCATCAAACACCGGCAGTGAGCCAGTAGTAGTAGTCGGCACCTTAACCGCGTCCACCATATCCAAACTCAACGAGTCCAACGAGTCCATCAAACCACTAGTGTTAGCCTTGATACCCATTTCAATGCCGGAAGGAATATACTTGCCAACCTCTTCGGCCATGACTCGCGACGGAGAATGAATACCCAACGCCTGCTTAGCCCACTTGACGATATTCCCACCGAAGCCGAGAATATTATTACGCACCCAATTAAACATGTCACTAATACCATTCCATAAACCACGAACGATATTGCCGCCAGCATCCTTAAGCCAGTTCACCGCACCATTGAAACAATCCCTGATTTTGCCGGGGATACCCGCGATGAATCCCACTGCCTCATTGAATCTGTTTACTATCGCGTCTTTGGCTTCTTGGAATTTGCTCCCGAACCATGCGCCAATATCGTTGAAGAAACCCTTGATTCTGCCGGGGATACCACTGAACCAATCTGTGACAGCATTCCACGCGTTTTGAATGTTCGTCCCAGCGTCGGTGAAAAACTTAGTAATGTTATCCCAGATGTTTTGGAAGAAGTCGCACAGATTTTGCCACAAGTCTTGCATGGTCTGACAGAAGTCCTGCCATGCTTGCTTACCCGCGTCAGTCTGCGTGAAAAAGTAAACCAAACCAGCTACGAGCGCCGCCAATAGCGTGATAACCAACACCAGCGGATTAGCCGCCATAGCCGCGTTAAACAGCCATTGCGCTACTGTAGCGGCAGTCTCCGCAAGACTGAACGACTGAAGAAAACCGACCACGCTACTGATAATTTGCGCGGTCTTGAACACAGCAAAACCGGCACCGATACCAACAAGTGTTGAAACAATCCACGTACTATTCGCACTAAACCAATCGGAGAACATTTTAAGCAAATCCAATACGGGTTGAATAGAATTACCAATTACGGTGAACACGCCACCAATGGCAGTGCCAAGACTCCCCAAAATATTCGCTAGCCCACTCCAATCGGTATTGTTCACGAAGTCGGTAAACTTCTTCGTCATATCAGTCAAACCGTCTAGGAAGCCCTTAACAAATGGTGTGAACGCGTCACCCAGTGTGCCACTCATAGTACGTTTGAACGCTTCCCACTGTTGACCGATGCTCATTGTGCTGTCTGCGGCTTCGTCTGTAGCACCCTTGATATTTTCATAAGAATTCGGCACGTTGCCGAGGGCTTCAATCATGCCGAGCGCGTTATCCTCGCCAAGACTAGACCAAAGCGTTGAAGCTAGACTGGCTTCCTTGGTTTTATCGGTCATGGTGCCCATTTCACCGATAACCGCGTTCAACACGTCTTCCGCAGTGGCCTTACCGTCCTTGAAACTATTGAAAACGTCCTGAGTACCCTTCGAAAACTCTCCGATACTCTGCTCGATACGCCCGTCCGTAAGAGAGGTAAGGAACTCGTTAAGGAAGTCTCCCACCTTGTCCAATTGGTAGGCTCCACTATCCACACCAGCCTGAAGCAAGGAAAAATATTCTTGCGCGCTCGTTCCGGCTTCAGCCCAACGGCCACCATACTCGCTCAAGTTGTCCGCGAGTTCGTCCGTATAGTTCAGACCATTCTGTAGACCCTTGGTCATCAAGTCGGTAGCATCCTGCGCACTCAAACCGAATTTTTCCATAAGGACTTTTACGCCACGCACGCTCTCACCCGCGTCCGCGTCAAAGGTTTGCGCCCACACTTCAGTAGCCTTCGTGACAGTGTTTAAATCACCCTCACCGATACCACGAATCACAGAACTGACGTTAGACGCGACATTAGCCACGTCTTCCAAGCTTTCTCCCCAACCTTGCCGATATAGTTCACCCGCTACCTTGCCAGCGTTTTGAGCGGCCACACTACCCTTACCTAACTGGGCGTCCAAAGTGCCTTGCACGTCAATCTGACTAATAGCCGTATCAATACCCGTTTTGAACACGCCACCGACTGCGGCAAGAGCACCACCAATACTCGCGACTTTCACAAGTTTGCTAGGCAGACTCAACCCTAATCCGTCCGCCAGTTCGCTAATCCCGTCGAACGTTTCACTGAACGCGTCCTTAATACTCGGCGCGTTCTTGCCACCGTTCTTACCAACGTCTTCGGTGGCCTTGTCCGCCTGCTCCGCTGACTCTTTAATATCATTTGTGGCGTTCTGGATGTCCTTGACGCCTTTTTCGTAACCGCTAGTGTCTATAACGGCATCGAAACGAATTTCACCCGCTTGCGCCATGTCACATACCCCGTTCCAATTGCTTCACGTATTGCTTTAACACTTTGTCTCCCTTTTTGGCTTGCGACGCTCCAACCGCAACATACATGTCGTTCACGTGTAGTATGCGGTCACGGATTGCGAGACTCCGCCCAGCGTTCAATAAGGCTATGAAAGTCTCGTAACTCACCTCGTCAGCTAGCACGTCACGTATCGCCTGCCAGCCATAATATTTGCCGAACTCGGCTAACAGTAGTTCGTCATCACGAAAAAACGCCGAAGCTTTAGACTTGCTCTCAGCCTCACGTATGGCTTTAAGCTTCGCTAACTGCTCCGGCGTGAAATCGTCAATGACCTTATGCACCGTCATTGACTACCCCCATTAGAAATACGTTTTACCGAACACGAAACGCATAATCTGACGCATGACCGCCTGATAAGCTAGCGGGTATTTCTGTTCCGCTTCCTCAGCCCACGTTTTAAACTCGTCGGTCGGGGAGACGAGTGGGATAAGCAGATTGCACAAGTCGTTTTGAATCTTCAACAATTGCTTACTACTCATGTCCTGCGCGTTCAATGCTTGAAGGGTTTTCACCTTGTCCATGAACTTCAGATACGTGCCCGCACCCATAGGATTCACTGTAAACACAGTGCCTTCTGGATTATTGGAGGTAATCAGTTTGAAAGTGTGTTCCTCGGTTTGTTCGCGAGTATCGATAGTGACGATTTCAGACATGGGTTAGTCTCCTTACTTCTGGACGGTGTTGGCTTTTGCCGAGTCCACCACGTCCACGTACTTCTGCTGTTCCGGGTCATACTTGGTACGCTTAGACGGGTCACTGCAACCGAAGTTCACGTAACCCTTCTCGTCCGGGAGCATGGTAACGTTCAGTTCGATGGTCACCGGGTCACTCGTACTACCGATAGTGAACTCTCCACCATTTTGAATCAGAGCGGCCGGGATATACACGTCGTTAGTACTATCCTCGTCGCACGTGTTATGAATAACGATAGGCTCGCTAGTGATTGCGGAGCATTCTCCCGCACCGAAAGTAACCTTGGTGCCTGCCGTGCCCTTAGTAGCAAGACTTGGAAAGATGCGGCCAAGCACTGCCATGTTCGGAATGATGAGTGGAATAGTGGCGCTGATTTCGCTATAGGTGCCTGTTGGAATACTAATGGTTCCGGCTTGCGACTCCACGTCCACCGTGTTCGGGGTGAGGGTGATAGTGATACCATCGGAGCCGACAAGCTCGGGTGAGAATTCTTCTTGTCCAATATATACGGTTTTCTTGCCGATTAGACTGTAGTCTGTGGTGGCCATATTGTGTTACTCCTTATTGAGAATGATTATCGTTTTCTGCTTAGTTCCTAGTTTATCACTTTTACCCCGTTTAAATCTGGGAGTGGGTAGGTGATGGTGAAGTGGATGCTTTTCACGTAGTGGCCTTCACTGTCTACCGCGTCTAGGTCTATGCTGCTTGCGGGGCTTATGGTGAGTTTGTTGTAGATTATTGGGCTTTCGGGTTGGCAGCTTAGCGTGCATTGGGCTACTAGTTGTGTGTTGATGTATTCTATGAGTTTTAGTAGGTATTCGCCTTGTCGGATTACATCGTAGAAGCGTGTGCTTATGGTGAGTTGGTCAGTGTAATGCCCGTTACCGTTTGACACGGTGGTTGAGGTTATCCATATGCCATCCTTACTGCTGACTGCGCCCGTGTCTAATATGGGGCTTTCGTTCACGAATATGGTTTCCCCATAGGTGCCGAAGCCGTGTTCTGCTAGGTCTAATGCTACTGCCAGTTCAATCATTTTAGTATCCTTTGGAAATAGTTGTCCGCGTGTGCTTGGGCTTTAGCTACTGCACGATGTAGGTAGAATCTTGTGCCGGGGTGTCGATGGTTTTCGTATTCTCGTCGTTTGGCGTATGGGACTCTGCCGCCACCGAAGGCGACATAGCCTTTCATGTCTTGGAGCTTGAAACGGCCTGAATCTTTCAATAGTCCGGGGTGTTTGTCTTCGGGTGCTTTGCCGATTGGGGCGTTGGTTACTGCATCCTTGTGGATATCGGTGAGCATGTGGGCTAAACCATTGCGCATGGCTTGACGGCCTTGCTCATACACGCCTTTATTGATTGTGACGTGTAGGCTCATAGTGTGCTCCTTCCGTAGGGTTGAGCGTAGACGGTGATGAACCGTGTTTTCCCAGTGGTCATGTCATCGCCTTGGCTTGCTTGAGTGATTTTGAACGCTCGGTTTTTGGTTTTGACTATCAGGTCTAATAGCATGTCCGGGTCGCGCAGGTCTGCTGGTATGTCTTCGGCTTGCAAATGGAATCGGCGAGTGGCGATACGTACACCATAGTCTCCGAACGCGTCCGAGTTGGTTGAACGCTTGATTATCGCGTGTACTTCCGCGAGCTTCTTGTTGTTTCGTTCACTGCTCGCATACTTCCAGAGTTCGACGTTTTCCACTTGGTCGGGAAAAAGTTTGAATGGATTACAATCCAAGACAGTCACCGTCCCCAATCCAATACGGCACCACTGGCAGTGTGTTGGGTGTCGCGATACCTCCCACGCCTAACGGCTTCCCGCAGAGACTCCACATGTTAATGACGCTTAGATATGGTTGGATTGCTTGAGTGAGCGTGTCGGTGGCTGTGTTCCGTTGGTAGGACACGCTAACGTCTTCGATACTCTTGCTAGTGATTATATCCGTTTCGTCCGCATGGCGTTGCATTGCACTGACCATGCCTGACAACACGGCTTGCAGACTATCCGGGATGGTGTCGAAACCGTATGTTCCTGCGACGGTTACGACAGTGCCCGGCTCTGCCTTGGTTTCGAGGGTGAGCGTATTGCCGTACATTTGTTCGACTTGGCCGGTAGTGTAATCCATATCACCCGTGGTCGGGGTGAACGTGTAAGACACCATTTTACCGTTAATTTTTACGAATGCGACTGCCTTATACCATGCGCCCAATTCAATAGTATGGCCATCGTTGGAAAGGATGGCCGGTTTCTCATTCGTGGATTGCGCTACCATTGCGCCACATAAAAGTTTCTGCAATGCGGGCAGGATGGTCGGCAACCATTTACGAGCGTTCTCGCCGCCAATATTCTCAATCGGGATAAAAGACACTTTATTTCCTTTCGAAATAGAAATAGGGGTGCCACTATTGTGGTACCCCTATTCTACCGTCTGCTATTCCTTAGCTACAGCGGCCAGAATCTCGTTAACCTTAGCAGTGACAGTAACTAGGTCCGCGTCACTTGCAAGTGCGGTAATTGCGCGTAGCTTGGTTAAAACAGCGCCGGTTTCGCCGGTTGTTCCAACGTCGATGTGCTTGCCGGTCTCGTCAACAAAACTTACTTCGGTAACATGTTGATTCTTCGGTGCATCACCGTCCGCGAGATGTGCGTAAATATTAGTCATGCCCAATCCTTAAAACGATGGGGGGTAGAGTCGTATCCCTACCCCCGTCACTTATTGTCAGTCGCCAGACTTCGGAGTCAGGACACCGGCACTCTTGACCTTCATCAGAGCGCCACCAGCGAAGATTTCACTCAGGTATTCCTGCTCATTGGTCTTCAGAGCGAAATTGGTGAAAGCGCTGATAGAGGTATCACCGACAATACCGAACGCTTCAGGAACAATAATTACGGCGCGGGTCTTAGCGTCATCCGCATCAGTCCACCAGTCCGGCGTGATAACCTTATCCACGCCAAGGTAGGCGGCAAGATTATCATTCCCGTAGCCGACGAGCGGACGGCCAATACCATCTGCCGCAGTGATAATATCCACCTTGGTATCCGGGCTAAGCACGAGCACCTTGGTACCGGTTGCCGTAATCTTGGATGCAAGGCCAACCACATCAAGCACGAGATTAGCACGAGCACCCTCGGCCGCGCTCAGAACGAAATTCTTCCCCGCGAACTCGCTGGAAGTGTCCTTAGCATCGGTCTGCACGGAGCGGAAGAAATCAAGGTCGGTATAGCCGCCAAGAATAATCTGACGGTCGATAGCGTGCAAAATATAGTTCGGCATCTCGGCCAGCAGATACTTCACAAGTGCGCCCGGCTTATCGGTACGGCGAATATCACCCTTGTTAAGCACGGCATACTTCACCACGAAATCTGCGGCAATCTTACGTTCCACAAGATTAAACTTCTGCGTCTTCTTCGAGGTGCCATAGTCGGCCACCTTGTAGCCGTGAGCGCGAGTATCATCGGTCAAGCCTGCCAACTGAGCGCCAACGGTGAAGCTGTCCACATCAAGCTTACGATACAGCGGCCACAGTTCGCTAGCCTTGTTGAGAACGTCTTCAATCTCCGTAATAACGCTTGTCGGGACGAGCTTGCCAACACTAGCTTCATCAATAGAAGCATTGTCGGCATAGGCGTGGCGGGCCAGTTCCTCACGCCAAGCAGTCTTAAAGCCCTGCACGCCCTGATTATCGGTACGCCACAACGCCTGCTCGTAAGCCTTGGTAGCATCCTCGCTCTTCAGCCAGTCCTTCAGCGGGTCACTGGTCTTGGCGAGAGACTGACGCGCACCGCCAGCGCTATTAATAATGATATTGGTCCGACCATTAGCCACGGTGTCACCCTCCTTGCTATTTTCTGCCTCATTGGACTGCACCGGCTCTTCCGGTTCGGTGTTGTCACCGTCCTTTTCGGTCAGTCCATTGATAGCGTCCGTGATTTGGTCAATCAGGGCTCGTGCTTCATCCTTGGTGAGATTATTCTTGAGTTCCATTATTTTTCCTTCGATATCGTTTAGACTACGGAATACGGCTTTACTGTCGGCACCTCGATAGACTACACTGATTTCGACTAGTTCGGCGTTATGGATTACACCGTTTTCGTCGGGGTCATTGTCGAAGTCGATTGTGATGCTAAAAGAGTTCGTTAGCATTCCTTCACTTGCCAACTGTTGCACGTTCTGGCCTTGGTCATTGTCGCTTAGTCGAGCCTGAGCCATTAATCCGTCATCATCAAACCAAAGTTTCTCGATGATGCCGACTTGAGCCGTGATGCTCGGCATATGGTCGAGCAGTAGCGGCAAAGTCAGCCTGTCAGATTCAGTCAGGTCGGCTACGAGCTTGAGTTGGCCGTCGTTCACGGGGGCTTGCAGTGTTGCAAGGTCTACCGTGTAGCCATTGGTCATGCGCGTACCGGAGTTAGCAAGGAACGTCAACGTGTGGCCGTCACTGCTGACATTATCCGCGTCGCAGTTGAGTGTCTGTTGCATTCGTGTTTTCCTTACGTTTTGAGCGTCCTTACGGGGCTTTATTGCTCTACACTGATTCTAACACTATTAATGAGAATGATTCTCACTAAGCATGGTGATGTGATAAAGCAGATAGGCACGGCAGTTAGGACACTTGAGCATAAGGCGGATACTATGCTCCGTCTCGCCTAAAAACCTTCCGCACTTCTTGCACTTGATTTCCATTTTCACGCCACCTCGTAAGTCTGCGTGCAACGACAGCGCGGGTGAGCCGCCGCCGTAATCATGCTCACGTAATCATTGGTGAAGGTTTCCCCGTCAATATCCACGGAATCCCCTTCGGCCATGAAGCTTTCCGCAAGGCCGACCACCTTGCCGTTCATATGCTCACAGAACAGGCACGGTTTTTGCTCACTGCCAGCGTCAAGACCGCTAGTATGCCAAACCTTTTTCAATGTCACGCCGGTTTTCTTGCTGAGATTCTGCGCGGAATAGAGGTTTCCTAGGCGTTCCGCATTCCGCAGTTCATTCCCGGCCAAGAGTTCGGCACGTTCATCGTCAAGCAACCCGTACAATTGGTGTACAAGTTCCTTATAGTCTAGCTTATCCTTGACGCCTTGCGCGATAATCTTGGCAATGCTCTTATTGGCTGTACCCGTCACAGCGGCCACTGTCTTTGTCAATTGCTTCCGGTACGCCTTCTCGAACGTTTCCGGCAGTGACTCCCAGCCGACAAGTTGTGCAATTTGTGTTGGAGTCCAAGCGTCCAAAATCTTGGCAATGTCCGGATTAGTCTTAGCCAATTCTTGCATGGCTTGAATAATCGTCTTGCCCGTCGAGTTAGCATATGCGACGATTTCCGGCTCATAGACAGCGAAAAGGCCGTCCACTAGTTCTGCTTGATTCTCACCACTGTCAACGTCATTTTTGGCGAAATTATGCGCGGCAAGATTCAAGTCAATCAAGTCACGATAGTATTTGCGGACTAGCTTAGTTGCCTTGCTTACGGTTGATTCTTCCACGTCCGGTTTCACCGGTTCCGTCTTAACGCCATCATCTTTCGATGCCTGAATCTGTGGCACAATCTGCGGGGAGACTTGCGGGGCTTCAGGCTTAATGAAAAGAGACGGAGTGGGCTCCAACTCAAGCGCACTATATTCGTCGGGCAGGTGCAAAGCCTTGACAGCGGTTTCCACACTCGCCCCAGCGTTGATAAGCTTGATAAGCGTATCTACCTGCACGGCCTGAGTGTCGGCCTGCACCTTGCGCACATCCGTCTGCGCCGGAACATCAAGGGTGAAATTTATGCCGTATCCAAGGCCACCTGTGATTCGGTCAAGCTCGAACTGAAATTTGTCCCACACCGTCATGCAGAGCGGTTTCAACGTATTTTCAATAAAGGCGCGTTCAGCTTGCTCGGCATTAGCATAGGTCTGGCCATTATCGATACCGCGCACAATATCGGGCACCGATAGGGCGCTTGCAAGTCGATTGTTTACCACGTCGTTAAGGCTTGACAAGTCGAGTGAATTATTAGCCTGCTGGAAAGGCACCCACACCAATTTACCGGTATCTGACGGTTTACCGCTCAGAGGGTCTACCGGAATCATATTATAGACCACGCCGTTATTGCGTCCGGCGCCTTGGAACGCCTGCTCAAGCTGATTCTTGGTGCGGGTGAAATCATCGGCCGTAGCGGACACAATGCCCATCATGCCAGCCGGGACAGCACCGTTGGCGAAGAAGCCACGCTCGTAATCCGCTATCATGTCGTCAACGTTCGCCCACTTGCGTATGGTCTGCGCTGGACTGATGCCACGCGACGGGTCAAGAGGGTGAGCGGAATAGCTGAGCGCGATAGTCTCGTTCCGGGTAAAAGTACGTGTTTCCAAACGTCCGTTAATGGTCATGGTGACGCGATGCGTCCAAGTCGTATGACTGCTATCCCACTGTCTACTGTCTTGTGGCAGGAACGTATAGCCTGCGATATTGTCCGGCGTAATCTCGCCGCCCGGCTGAATATATCCGCCTTGATTCGTCCAGATTAGGATATCAAGATGCGACTGGGTGAGAATGCTATTGGCGATGAGTTTCAGGAATTCAAGGCATGAGAATTGGTCGTTAGGCGCGTACAATGCTTTAAGCGCGGGCGGCGCCGGGTTGATACGTTCGCCTTGAGCGTCAACCGCATAAGGAATGATAGTTGCGAAACGTCCCGCAATGGCGTTGGAATATGGAAAAATTTGCGCGTACGCGTCATAAGGTGGGATTACTTGCGTTCCACTGCCGCTAATCCTAGTCCACCCTTCAGTCAATGCTGGGGACGTTGGACGCGTGAAGAAACTTCTGATTTTATATCCGAGGTTAGACAATGTTACCGTCTTTCAATAGGCTTATTGATAACGGTTCCCATTATACTAGGAAAGCCCCCGCAAGTAGAACTCAGCGGGGGCTTAATCCAGTCAACCAACCGCCGGTAAAGAAAAAGGACCAAAGCTTTACCGGCGTTCTCTATAATACCTCAACATCCCAACTTGTCAACTTAACCGGCGTGTACACGCTCAATAGTGTCGCGTCCGCAAGGTCAGGCGAACCCACATTATTAGCCGCCTTGTAATCCGCCTTGCCTTGCACTTGACGTTGGTTCTTCGTGGTGAGTTTCCACTCGCGCGTGCTCAATTCCTCGAACAAGTCGTTTTTCTCTGGAAGTGTTTGTAGGAAATGAAGCTCACCGGAAACGATTCTCTCCGCGAAAGTAAACCACATTTCACTATTGATATTCGGATATTTCGTATTGTCTTTAGCGCGTGACGCGGAATTAATCGGCTGGACGGGCAACCCATCGGCAATAAGCATGTCGGTCAGGCCACCGCCTACGCCGCAATCATCGATGTTGATAGCAATAGGGTTATATCGGTCTGCCAGTTGTCTAATGGCCTGTGCTGAGTCCGTTAAACGCGTGTGGTTCCAGCTAATTAAATCTATGATGGTACCACCTTTGTTGACTGCTACCGCTGTGCGGTCTGCTCCAAGTCGTGCAACGTCAACACCGAACGTTATGCCCCCGTCAGGCATGATATTTGTCTCAGCTGATTGCAATTGTTGCCACGACATGATGCGGTTAAACACGTTATCGGTCGGTTTGCCCTCCCATATGTGTGCGAAATCGGGAGACCCTTTAGCCTCTTGCACTTGTTGCAATACTTCCCGCGGTAGCAGTCCAGCCTTGAGCGCTGTACGGTAGGTGACGTGCTTGTGGATGGTTCGCGCCTTGACTCGTTCGTTCGCATTCCACACGAAGCGTTGCATAACCTCGTCTTTAGGGGTCAGCGGGTTCATGGCGAAAATAATCGTGCTGTTTTCTTTGCGGATAGTCGGCAGCAAAATATCCAGTGAATGCTTCGAAATGAACTGCGCTTCATCGATGAAACAAACGTCAATGCCCTCCAACCCTTTAACTGTGGTTTCGGGGTCATTATGCAAGCCCTTGAACACGAAACTAGTGCCATTTTCGTGCTCTATCGAGTCTTTTGTGATACTGTACCCGCCAAGGTCTAACAGGCGTATAGAGTCCTCTAGACTCTTCTTCACAGATTCGTTAATGGAGTTTTGGAACTCACGAGCACACAAAACTCGAAGAGGCTTGACTGCGCCACGCAATACTAGCGACTGGCATATTGTAGTGGTTTTGCCTGAGCTACGCCCACCCTCAAACACGTAATAGCGTGCGGGCGGGGTGAGCGAGTGAGTCCACCAGAAAAGGCTAGCGTAATCGTCTGGAATCTTCATACCACGTATTCTAGTAATTGATATGGAAACGCCCCTCTAATCGCGCGAGTAGAGGGGCTGTGATTTTACTTTACATGCCATGAGATTATCACACGCATAAGTTGCAATCTCATGCCAGCCAGTGCTTCAGGCCGGGAGCATTTCGGCGCATTCCATTATCTCTCATGCCAATAATGTTCATAGGCGCTCGGCTCGGGGGTCTGACGGGGTTCGAACCCGCGACATACAGACGTGACATTTAGCCATGTTGCAACACGACCAATAACCGCGTCCAGTTCTATCCACTGAACTACAGACCAAGCAACGACATAATAGGCGCATGCGCCTATTACGTCTCGCTCTCCCGTCTGGACTCGAACCAAAACAAGCAGTTCCAAAGACTGCCGTGCTACCCATTACACCACGGGAAAATTGGTTAGCTTGGACTTTAGCGGGCTACCGCCGCAATCCTATCGACCGCCAACCGTTGACCGGAGAGCACATGTTACCTCACTATCGACCATGCTCGCTAGCCGCCCTTTTATATTTCGTCTGAGTCACTGCAAGAGTAGTGTACTCAACCGCCTAACGCTTATACCTAGGCTCACGTTAGGATTGCGGAACGTGAGGGATTCGAACCCCCGAACCGTTGCCAGTTACCACCTTAGCAGGGTGGCCGCTTAAACCGCTCGCGCAACGTTCCAGCCCCGTCTAGCGCAAAATGAAAGGAAAAACCTAGACGGGTATTAAATTATTTATATATAGATGGACGTCAATCCTGTTGACAAGAAATAATATACATTGTCTTGCGCGATAATGCAACTCAGCGTGTCGCAAAAATCAGCCGATATAGCGACGGTTGAAATCTTTCTCACGCCAAACAATGTACATACGGAGTATATACGCCTTTTGACTACGCGGATATGCTTTCATCAATCCAGACCGAACACCATTGATATTACGTCTCACCATCCTGACAGTCTTCGAGCCGCGCGTAAGCCGCCAATTATCCCACAGAAACCGGCCAAAACGAACCGTGGCATAACTCATGTCTTCCGCTGGATGCTGGACAAATTCAAGCCATTCACGCACAGTCCAAAAATCATTCTTCATCTTCATCACCCTTGACAAACTCGATATTAATAGTGGGTGGCACATATCCGTTAACCGTCTGTTCAACCGGTTGCAACGCCTTGCCGTCAACCCTATCAACGGTATCTACAAGTTTCTTCCACCCTTCATCTTTCTTCATGTCAAGGACTGTTTTCAACGCGGCTTGCTGGAATTGGGTAAGCTCCCCCGCTTTGGACTTCAAAATAATTTCTTTAAGTTCTATATCCGTCATGCGGCCAAACTTGTTAACGTTATAGGTGTATGAGTCTTCTTTCCTCCACCTACCATTACACGCGTTTTCCGGGTGGTCGCCGAAACCACCCTTGCCGGTCGGATTGTTAACCATTCCTTTTTTAACACCCATCTTCGAAGTCCTCCAATTCCATTTGCACACTATGCGGCTTACGGCATTCCGCAATCATGGATTTAATCTCAGGGTCATTCAAGTCAATCGGCGTAGAATTATGCGGAATACTCAGCGCCTCTAGCTGTTTCCATGTCAAGCTCATAAGCCTAACGCCTTTAGAATGAGTCTGAACAGCATGATGCAAGCAAGCATCATCACCAACGCAAAATCAACCAGCACTAGCACGGCCGCGATACTGCCAATGATATGGCCGATGTTCTGTTTAAGCTTCTTCACTTGCCAGTCCCTCCACTGTGATATGCGCGCCAATATGGATACCGGACGTGTAGATTTTGGTTGCGCCTAGGTCAACCACCTGACTATCATCCACCCACACCCCCGCATCAGTCAACGCGTCCAATACGGCACGGCACAGTTTGTCAATATCAGGCGGAACGGTAGGCATATGACGTTTCACGGTTTTAGGCCGCGGCATGAGAAACGTGATACGCACCGACACGGGCACATCCTTGTCAAACTGCGTGAATTGTTCCCGCTTCATAGCAATACGTGCATTGTCGGACACGAGGTTACGCCATGGCTTCTCACGTTTGCTCATGGGAATGGCGTGCCCCCGCACGAAACGGTAACTACCCTTAGGTGCGGGAGTCATGCCATACGCGTTAAACGTTAACGTTTTGGTTTTCAAAATGCTGTTTCACCCCAAGCGTCACTATTGCCGAAATCGTCGAAATTGGACGGACTGTTAACCGTCTGTTGTTGCTGAGTCTTCGGTGGACGGGGCGGGTACACGGTAATCTTCGGGAATCGAGCGTCGAAGTATACGCGCGGTTGCCCGTTCTGGTCGGTACCGCAAGAGTAGTTAAATGCGGTTTCCAAACGCACTTCACTGCCCTTGTGCAATACCTTTTGTAAGGCTTGCGCGCGGTTAACGTCCCATTCCGTACAGCGGATGAAAATCTGGCAGTCATCTACATACTGGTTGGTCTGCTTATCCTTGTGCGAGCCGTTACCCGCTACGGTGAATTGCAGAATCTGCTTACCCGTCTTCGTGGTCTTCAATTCAGGCTCACCGGTAAGCCTACCGTGTTCAATCAGCAAAATAGGGTCGTTCATTTGTTTTGCTCCAATCGTTTCGAACGCTTATATTCGCGTATCTGCGCTAAGCGTTCCTCGTATTTTCTGGGATATTCTTTTTTCATTTGCGCGTATTGTTCGCGGTCATGCAGTAACCGTTCCTCGCGGTGGGCTTGATAGTATCGGCGTTTACGTGCCCGTTCAAGCTCTCGTTGGTGGGAGGTTAGTGGACGTTTGCGTTTAGGCTTTCGAAATTCCTCTATTTGCTCTTGCAGTGGGGTAAGGTCGTAGTCCTGCATTTGGGTGATATGTGCTTTCAACGAGCATTCAATTTCACCTTCAGCGGATAACCTACTCACTTGGTTTTCCTTCGCGGTTTCGTGGTTAGGAATTTTTGTAGATTTTCCTCACTAATTCTCCATTGGTCTCCAATCTTAAATGCTTGCAGTTTTCCTTCGTGAATCCACTTGTTTACAGCGGAGATGGTGACGCCATAGGTGTTAGCAATATCACTTGTTGTTAAAAAACTCATGTATACATTATATCACACTAGTTGTATGTTTTGCAACTTTTAAGAGATGTAACACAATGTCGCATAGTAAAAAATAAGTATCCAGTTACGTATTTTTGACTATGGTGGTCAAAAATGTGGAATTAGTGGTGGTCTAAAATAGGTAACGTAAGAAGACCCATTGTTTTAAGCTAACCAATTGAAGAAAACACATATTGCACAATTCCAAAAGTTGTGATACAATCAACAGTATGAACGATAGAGAATCAGGCTGGACAGCCATACGACACTGGGTCATACGAGGAGACTACTTCGACACAATGAGTGAAGAGGTTGTGTATATCACGCTCGTAGACCATTCCGATGCCAATAACCTTTGCTATCCAAGCATTGCTCTTTTAAGCAAAGAGTGTAAGTGTTCGAAGCAGACAGTTATCAATGCACTCAGAGGACTCGAAGCTAAAGGACTTATTACCAAAGAAACTCGCGTCAGTGAGAACGGCACCAAAAAAACCAACTTATACCACGTCACACAAGAGCCACGCCATGTATTCCCAAGGGAAGAAGATAAAACGCTTTACCAAGAGGCAAACCCGGCAACCACGGCAGAACCCGCACGAGACCTCGCACCGGTAGAACCCGCGACATATAAGCGCCAAGAATACCCGAACGCATTCGAACAACTGTGGACAATCTATCCCAAACATGTGGCTAAGATGGCCGCGTACAAGGCATGGCGTAAAGCAAAAGTAGGTATGAACAGCGCATTTCTTCTGGCCAAGGTGCAAGCATTCGCCGCACAGTGCGCCAACACGGAAACGCGGTTCATTCCGAATTTTGCCACATGGCTCAATGGCGAAAGGTGGAATGATGAATACCGCCCAGACCCTCCGCAAGCCCGCAAGCCAGCCACGAACGCGGAACGTAATATGCAGAATCTCACACAGGCGATGCAGTCGCAAACTGACCTCTTCGGCTTCCAGATTGAGTCCGGCGTGTCGCACCCGTAATCATGTATAATAGATAATGTAAAATAACCAACAAATGAAAAGGACATGGAATGCCCATAAAAGTAAGCCACCAATCATTCGCAGACTGCGAAACACTGACCATTCACGGGGCAAAACAAAGCAAAGGCAATCCCACGAACACCGTGCGACTGCAATTCAACAACTTGGACGATTTGAAAAAATTCCAAAACGAGTTAAATAATCTTTTCCCCGAAAACGTCACAGTAAACGAAAAATTCAAAGAACCAAAAGAAGAAGGATATTACCTTTCGCAAACTGGAATACTACTCTTAAAAGACGAATGGGGGTGGAGCGTTATACGATTCAAGGACTCCACTGCACCATGCTTGGCATGGAGTACCCCCAACTTACATTTAATTAACGGACTGTGGGTTAATGTCATCGAACAATTAACTAAAGTTGCACTACCATTAACTCGGGTAAACATTACCCCGTTTTCAGAATGAAAGGACAGAAAAATGAGTATCACAGTATCCCGTTCCACTTATGCGAATGGAATTAACAGCCTCCGCGTCGATGGTGTTAAATCGGCGGCTATAAAAGAAAATCTGAAGTCACAGCCTACAAGGTGTCTAGATGTTGAGTTTTATTCAACGGAAGATTTACAGGCACTCCAAGACAAACTCAACAATATTTTCCCGGAAAATATTAAACTTGACAAGAAATTCAAAGAACCCGAAGAAGAAGGTTTTTACCTTACTTGTACCGGACTACTTCTATGCAAGGATATGAAAGGCGATTGGAGTATTAGAGCATTCTACAACGGGGAGTCATACCCCTACCCATCGCAAGTGAACGTATTAGGGGAAAACGAAGAGGATTACGAAACCGATTGGCTCAAGATAGTTAAGAAGCTTGGCGCCAAAGCGTTTCCGCTAACTCATGTGAGTATCACCCCGATTTACAAATGAAAGGACAAAAATGATTAAGGTCACAGCGTATACGAACCCGGAAAGCATTGTTATCAATTCACTGCGAGACTTGGTTGCTACTACGACGGAAGACGGGTGGAAGGTCGTGCTAAGGTTCCGGGACGAAAACGAGATGAAAGCATTGCAAGACGAACTCAATTATCGTTTCCCCGAAAACGTGAAGACGATGCAGGAAATGCCAACGGAGGAGGGCTATTACATCACCCAGACCGGCACACTGCTCTACTGTGACGGAGCAGGGGATTGGAGTGTGCGCCGTCCCACTCTTGATGACGGAAAGTATGGGACTGAGCCGCTAAACCGTGTTTGGAGCGATGGATTACCCGCGTCGCATGTCACATGGCCTCTTGTTGTCTCGACGTTTGGTGCTGGGGCGTTCCCGCTAGTGCCGGTCAAGTTCGCTTATTGATAATGGTTCTCATTATGCCCGCTGATTTGTTTCGGCGGGCATTTTCTGTTTTCCGGCGTGTCGTACTCAACAGTGGTGTAATTATGTAATTACCAACCGATAAGAAAGGAATCTAAAATGGTTAAACTCCAGCCGTACAACCAAGGCGAATACATCTGCGACGCATACGTCATTATCGACGAAGAAAACGCAACCGCACACGTCCGCAACATCGATAACGGAATCAACTTCGACATTGAAAACCTGAACCGTGTGGGAGGCATCCTATTCACCCTCCGACTTGAAATGCTCAAACGAGGATACCGACTCGGCAAATTCAAACCGGACTACACCACCGAGGGCGGCTACGATGTGGACGTCTACGAACGCAAAGCCTGAAAATACTTATACTAGCCCCGCCCGTAAGGGCGGGGCACCCAACTGAAAGGAAAATAAAATGCTGACACTATTTAACGATATACCCCCGTACGACATGCATTCCGTTGCAATCTGCGTCAAGCAAGAAGACACGGCAATCTTCGAAACAGCACTAACCGTACAAGACAACAAAAAAATAGCACGCTACAGAGTATGGCTATTAGCTTGGAAAGGCTTAGAAAACCGGCAGAGAAGCGGAGCACAATCTAAAACATACATGATGGACGTAGTAGTCCCATCAAACTGGACGATTGATAAAGTCCACAATATGATACTCGTATATCTCGCTGGGATTAGGTGGCTGAAGTTCTCAAGCGGCATTCAATGGCAACACGGTGACTACCATCCACAGCCGCACGATTCAGCTCAAGAAGACTACATACTTTACCTTGACGATTTTCTGGACTCAATCACACCGCAATTTTGAAAGGAAACACTCATGGACAACGTTAATCATCCAGCACACTACATCGACAACACGAAGCCTTGCGAATGCATTGAAGTCGCGCAATATCACAGTTTTTGCGTAGGCAACGCGATAAAATACGTGTGGCGACACCGACTCAAGGGGCGCCCCCTCGAAGACTTGCAGAAAGCGGAATGGTATCTACAGAGGGCTATCGACAATGGAGAGAAATGCCGTTTGCAAATCGATGGCGAACCATTGGACGCGCACAATCCCATGCAAGTGGGGAAGTGCTGTCTCTACATGGACGCCATGTTAGACCTTGCTCGGCAAGCCACCACCTATGCGGAAGGTATTTTCTGGATGTACCTTCGAAAAAGTGACTTGGACGGCATGCTAAAAATCGTAAAATTGATGCAATTGGAATTCAGGGGGTACGAGGATGAATAAACTGCAAGTTCAAGCGCTCCTAACCTATGCCAGCGCTTTTGATAATCGTCTTGTAACCGATATACAGGTGGCCGCATGGATGGAAGCGTTAGCCACTGACATGCGACTGGACGTAGCGAAAGAAGCGATACGCCAATTTTTCGCAAGCCCGGAATATACGAAGAAGCGCCCGTACCTCATGCCTGCCGACGTTAACGGCTTTTGGCGCAGATGGAAACGCGACCATAAGCCTTCCGAAGCTGATATTACACGCGAGATGGCCGCACTTGGCATTGATGGTGATGCGAGTTGGGAGTATCGGCGGAATCGGTTGAGTGGTCGTAGTTTGGAAGAGTCAGCGCAATCCGCTAAACGGTTCCGTGGGCTTGAGAGCGCTAAGGGGTTGAGTCGGTTGGGTGAGATTTTGCCTAGTCCGGCGTGTCGCACAGAATAATGTCGTATTATGTAATTACCAACCAAGGAAAGGACAAACAAAATGAACACCGCAAACCTCCGCTTCAACCTCTTCGAAATCTTCGACAACATGATGGGCGACAAGAAGAAGCTCTATATCACTAAAAATCTTGACGTGTACACTACCCGCAAGGGGGACATACACCGAGTAATTCGCGTCCACTGGGAAGTCGCCAAGACCGACGAAGAACTTCGCAGGGATTACCGCAAGCGCGGCCAACACTATCCCAGCCACTGCTATGAGATAGTGTTCCCATACACCACCGAGGGGCTGTATGCGGCAATTGACTACCTCGACAAACTTCCGGAACACGCACTCTAAACCAAACCACAGCCCCGTCCGCAAGGGCGGGGCACCATCTAACGAAAGGAATAATAATGAAACTCGAAGAAAAATATATGGCAGTGCTCAACGAAGTACCCAACTTCGTCACCGACCTGACAGCCAACGCTGGACAACGCACCTACAAGTACCTCAATCTTGCTACCATTCTCAAGACCATCAAGCCTATTTTCGCCAAGTATGATTTAGCCTTCCGGCAGGTGGTGCGCATGGGCGCGGTAGGCGACAAAGTGAGCTACGGCACTGTCGAAACAATCATTTTCGACGCTGAAAAACCCTTGAATGTGGGGGACTATCCATTTATTGTAGTGCCCGACCCGCAAGCAATCGGCTCCGCAGTAACCTACGCGCGACGCTACTCCCTCTACGCCGCCCTTGGTATCTTCCCCGACAAGGACGATGACGGCGCCGCCATGCGCGACTATTCCGCCCCACAGCAGCCACGCAAGGCCACAGCACAGGAAGTCAACGACCTTAACGACATGGCTCAGGCCGCTGGAACCAATCTAAGGTTTTACGTCAACGCTTTGGCATCGCAGTTCGGCCATGAGGTGCGTAAGCCTCAGGACTTGACCGAGCATGACGTTATGCTTCTCCGTCAGGCCATCAGTAAGGGCGGTGCCGAGTGAAAAAGATTGCTATGTTTTTCGGGTTCTTGGTGCTTACGATTGTGTCCGCTGTTGCTTTGGTGGTGGCGTTGTGGTGTGAGGATAGTTATATGACTCTTCTCGCATTGTCTACCATCCTCATTGGTTTGGCGGGCATGGGTTTCGTTGTCATGGATTATCTCTAGTCCGGCGTGTCGTAACCAAAACTATTGTATTATGTAATTACCAAACAAAGAAAGGACAAACCAAATGGGAATCAACCTCAGCACAGCAGAAGACTACATCGTCAGCTACCTTGAAAACAGCGGACAGGATGCCGGCAATTGGGACACCTACGGAGCCGCGAAAGACCTCCGCACCATCTGCGACATGAACGGCTACACCGATTATGAACAGGCAGACCCCGACGAATTCACCGAACTGCTCAAGGAACACGCACTCTAAACCAAACCACAGCCCCGTCCGCAAGGGCGGGGCACCATCTAACGAAAGGAACAATAATGAAAGATACAATAACCCTTGCCCAATACGTCAAGTTCCTCAAAGAGACGCTAGACCAGCTTGACAAAGTGGCTAAAGACTCACCAGACATTGAACTAAAAGACTACACGCCGCAAATCGCAATCTACCCAAATTCCAGAGAAGACGCACTAGACTTGCTCTACTTGGCTGGAATCGACCCGAAAATTTATGAAAGCATCGTGCGAGGGCAATTCCACACTGTCAACGGAATCGCATACGTCTACTATGATGAAGAGATTGCGGGAGAGGATAAATGAGACTCACACTATGGCCGGGAGCTATGCCCATCACATTCAAAACCGTCGCCGGAGAGCGAGAATACAGAATCAAGGAAGACGTTTACGCCTACCTTATCCAGTCAAAAAACGGCAATCTATTCACCCTCGACCATGAAAACAATCTTCGAGCCGTCAACAGTCGGAATAGTTATCTTGACTCTTTGGATAATAGCGAATTGTTGAAATATTTGCGCAACGCGTTCGGTATCAGCCAGCGTGAAATGGCAAGAATGTACGGTGTACGGCAATGCCAAGTTGCGCATTGGGAAACCAAGTTCCGACGCATCCCGCCCGCACGACGGCAAAAAATAGCGGACACACTGCTGAAAGCATACATGCTCGCCACCACGGAAGACGGATTGCCGGTAAGGAAGGAAAACTAAAATGAAGATTCTGAACGTTTCGCAAGCGCAGGACACGCAAGCATGGTTAGACGCCAGAATTGGCAAAATCACTGGCACCAAAGCCGGAACACTCTCCCTCGAACATTACGCCCAAAAGGACGTAGCAAAGCTCGAAGCCATGGCAGACAAGGCAAAGACCGAAGAAAAGGCCGAAGAATACCGGGAGAAAGCCGAGCAAGCCGCACGAGATAACGAACGGTTGAAAGTCAATCTAGATTTCTGGCAATTCCTTGCCGACATGATTGCGGAACAGCCGGACGGGGAACCGCCAATGGAACGCGGCCACCGACTCGAAAATACTAATATTATGATGGCGTGCGAGAAACTTGACATTTCCCCGGACGTCGTGGAATTCGACACTGGAATGTGGGTAAGTGACGTGGATGGCCGTATTGCGGTCAGTCCTGACGCTCACGCTAAACCGCAAATCGATATTAACGGGCTGGAATATCTTCCCACGTTCGCGTTCGAAGCGAAAAGTCTGGGAACGAAATACCATTTGCAGACTGTTGTCCCGTTCCGCGTATTCCAGATGTTGAACGATTCGGAAACTCCGAATAGTCAACGTGATGGATTGCAGTCGTTGGCTCTCAAACTATTCCCGGAGATTTTGGAATCACGTCGTGAGTTCGACTTCATCCCTGAACAGTATCAGGCTCAAGTGCTTCAGTATTTTGTCGTTAATCCCGACTTGAATACAGTGTATTTTACTATGTTTGACGATAGGATTTATGGCAGTTTGCAACATGAGGTGTTCGAGGTTGACAGGCGGAGTGTTGCAAGTGAAATCGAAGCACAGGAGACAAAGGAATTACAGACACTGGCACTTATTGACGAACTGCAAAAACTTGGAGGTGTGGACTGGTGAGCATTTCACGACGTGTCGTTTACGCGGTTTTTGACGATTGCGCGGGATGCAAACACCGTGAGTTGATTGACGAACTCCGAAAAATGGTGTTGCGCGTCAAGAAGAAAACTGGCGTTATGGTCGCCCTCATGGTCGTTCAGCCGGGCAATAGCCGATATTGGACGCTACGCAAGGCTCACAAGTATTCTAATGCGCCTTTTTTCGTGTTTGACGGTGTGTGTTATCGTCATGTGGATGCGCTTGAGGTGCAGTGCTTAGCGTATTACAGTCGTTGAGATTAGGGAATCTACGAAGAATTTCGTGGGTTCCCTTT